GACTGCGCGAAAGTCGGCGACTGCTCCGCCAAAAGTGAAGGGGGCAACGCTGCGATCTTTCATGTCCTCGGTTCCTTCTGTGCTGTTGGTTTCGGTTGCTGCTGCTGAGAGGGTGGCTTCGATGTCGATCTTCATCACTGCGCAAGCTCGGCGACACTCGCCTGCGTTCAAGCCGGATGCGTCGATATGGTTCGCCTGCCGGTAGGCTTTCCACTCGGGGTGGCTCCTGATTGCGGCTCGGAGAACGTCGCGCTCGGCGACTGTCAAGGGACGGTCTGACATGCTCAACCCTCCAGAATGGAAAGCAGGAACACGCAAGCGCAAAGCAGGCTCATCGAAACAATGAAGGCGGTGCTTTCGATTTGGGTTTCTGTCAGTCTTTTCAACATGTTAGCTGCCCTTTCTATCGGCGGCTCGGGGTCGGGGCGTGATTCGCCCGCCCCCATTCCTTAGACGGTTGTGGCTTGGCTGTCAACTGCACCTGTCAAAGCGATTGGATCGCTGCCTTTTCCCCGGCCCTGCGTGGCGCTGCTGCCGAACCTACATCAGGCCTCAGGGCCTCGCCCAATGCCCTCGGACGCATGGTCCGTGGTCCATGTACCTCTGACAGAAGCGCCAGTCCTAGGGCGTTCTATGCCCCGGCGTTGGCCTATGGTCCATGGTCCTGTCACCGTCTGCCCAAGGTATATGTGTGTTCATGCACATATCTTCGGACGGTCTGTCACCGGCTCGGGGTGCGCCTGTCATCTGTCACCGGCCCACGGTCATCTGTCAGGTGACAGAAGTGCTGGGCATGGACCTTGCGCCTGTCATACTTGCTTGAGTCAATCAAGTGTCGGGTCCCTTGGGCGGTTCTGTCAGGTGACAGATTCAATGTCCGCGATGCGCGACCCCCCTTTTGCGGGCCGTGTCGCGTGGATCGGCCTAAATCACTGTTTTTGCCACAACCACAGCAACTCAAAAAGATCCATTGTCAGGGTTCTGTTAACGAATGCCCCCTAGGATCCCCTACCCCGCCAAAGATTTCTGTAGTAATCTCCCCTGATGAAACACCCCTCCTCCTGTAAGTACGACTACAAGGATCCCCCTCCATGCCCAAGAACGCCGCTGTTGGAGAGGCTTTGCGCCGTGGTTACCGGAGCCCTAAGGTTTGTCCTCCGTCCACGAAGGATGTGAGCATCAACCTCAAGAACCGTAACCATGCCATCAAGGAGTATGGTTACGGCCCCCTCAACCCTCTGGAACCCAGCACGGACTTCTGGAAGCGGAAGGCCGTGATGTGGAACACGAACGTCGCGGACGCGAAGACATCCCGCTGTGACAACTGCGCGGCGTTCATCCAGACGAAGCAGATGCTAGAGTGCATCGCCACGGGCATTGGTCTCGATGACGACGAGCCAAAACCCGTCCAAAACCTCGAAATGGGCCATGCCGAGGCGGTCATGAAAGCCGCGAACCTTGGCTACTGCCAACTGTTCCACTTCAAATGCGCGGGGGACAGGACCTGTGACGCATGGTTGATGGGCGGGCCGATCACGAACCTCTGACCTTTCCCCCACTCTGTAAACACTGTAGAAGTATAAAACCGACCTCTACAGGAACCCTTCATGTCATCCATCGAACTTCTTCCCGAGGAAGCCGCGAAGAAATACGCGCAGCTTCTGAACCGTGCGGTCAAGCTGACCAAGCAACAGAAGGCCCGTGACAGCTTCATTGACTTTGTGAAGTACACATGGCCGGGGTTCGTGGCCGGTCGGCACCACAAGATCGTTGCCGACAAGCTTGAGCGTGTGGCCCGTGGCGAGTTGAAGCGCCTCATTGTAAACATGCCTCCAAGGCACACAAAGTCTGAGTTTGCGAGCTTCCTGTTCCCGGCGTGGTTCATTGGCCGTATGCCGACGAAGAAGATCATGCAGGCGACCCATACGGCGGATCTGTCAATCCGGTTCGGGCGCAAGGTCAGAAACCTCATGGACGGCTCGGACTATCATGAGGTATTCCCTGAAGTTAAGCTTCGTGCTGATAGCAAAGCTGCGTATCGCTGGGAGACGGACGACGGCGGGGAGTATTATGCGGCGGGTGTGGGCTCGAACATCGCCGGTCGCGGCGCTGATCTGTTTATTGTCGATGATCCGCACTCCGAGCAGGACGCTCAATCGCCCACGGCCCTTGAGGCTGCGTGGGACTGGTACATGTCGGGACCTCGCCAGCGTCTGCAACCGGGCGGGGCTATTGTGTTGGTGATGACGAGGTGGGGCGACAAGGACATGACGGCCCGTCTGTTAAAGCAGATGGCGACGGATCCCAAGGCCGATCAGTGGGAGGTGGTCGAGTTTCCGGCAATCTTGGACAGCGGCAAAGCCCTCTGGCCGGAATACTGGAAGCTGGAGGAACTGGAGAAGATACAGGCGTCCATTACCCCTTCGAAGTGGCAGGCGCAGTACATGCAGCAGCCGACTTCGGACTCGGCGGCCATCATCAAGAGGGAATGGTGGAACATCTGGGAAAGCTCGAAAATCCCACGATTACAGTATGTTATGCAGTCTTATGATACTGCTTACTTAAAGACGAGGACGGCAGATTACACGGCGATCCAGACTTGGGGGGTGTTTTATCCGAGGGAGGACAGCCCGGCGAATGTGATCCTTCTGGATGCAAAGAAGGGCCGGTGGGAGTTTCCGGACCTGAAGAGGATAGCCTTTGAGGAGTACAAGTATTGGGAACCTGACACGGTTTTGATTGAGGCCAAGGCTGCGGGAATGCCGTTGACGCAGGAACTTCGGCAATTGGGAATACCGATTGTTAACTTTACGCCGAGCCGGGGCAATGACAAACATGCCCGTGTGAATGCGGTGGCTCCGTTGTTTGAATCGGGGCTGGTGTGGAGGCCGGACGCCTCGTGGGCGGAGGAGGTTGTTGAGGAAATCGCGGCCTTCCCGTTTGCGGAACATGATGATATGGTTGACTGTGCCACGCAGGCGTTGATGCGTTTCCGGCAGGGCGGGTTTATCGCTCATCCTGAAGACTATCAGATGGACGACCGTCCACGGACCACGAACAGGGTTTACTACTAATGGCCGCACCTTACTCTGGAATTGCGCAGGCCCTTCCGAACAACCCGATGGCGATGGACGGTGGTCCGGGGATGGAGGTCGATGTCCCCGAGGACGATCTTTCCGAAACGGAGGGGGACGTAACCATTGAGCCTGACGAGGATGGCGGGGCGACGGTGATCTTTGGCCGGGACATCGAGTCGTTGGATGTATCGTCGATTGGGTTTGGCGACAATCTGGCTACGGTTCTGTCGGACACTGATCTGGCGAAGATCAGTCAGGATCTTTGCGGATTGATTGAGGATGACAATAGCGGTCGTGCGGATTGGGAAAAGGCGTATGAGGAGGGGCTTACGTTGCTTGGCCTCATCTATGAGGAGCGCACGGAACCCTTTAACGGTTCGACTGGTGTCGTGCATCCTCTTCTCAACGAGGCGGTAACGCAGTTTCAGGCGCAGGCTTACAAGGAAATGTTGCCTGCGAGCGGTCCTGTTCGGACGCAGATTGCTGGGAATACAACTCCGGAGAAGGAGGCGCAGGCCCAGCGCGTGAAGGACTACATGAACTATCAGATCACGGTCGAGATGGAGGAGTATGATCCCGACTACGACCAGATGCTGTATTACCTTGGCTACGGTGGATCGACCTTCAAGAAGGTCTACTATGACGGGGATTTGCAGCGGGCGGTATCGCCTTATGTGCTGCCGAAGGATTTGATCGTGCCGTATTCGGCGCGGGATTTGATGACGGCGGAGCGTGTGACGCATGTGCTTCGGGTGTCGGAGAACAACCTCCGCAAGCAACAGGTCAGCGGGTTTTATAGGGATTTGGACATGTCGCCTCCTGCGGAGCCGATGCGTGACCAGATCGAGGAGAAGACGGACAAGATCACGGGTGTGGAACCCTCGGGGGATACCGAGGAGTACACCCTGTATGAGTGCCACTGCTCCCTTGATATCCCCGGCTACGAGGACAAGGACGAGAACGGCGAGCCGACCGGGGTCCAGTTGCCTTATATCGTAACAATCGACTCATCGAGCGGCGACATTCTGGCGATCCGCCGCAACTTTAGTGAGAACGATCCGAAGAGGCGCAAGCGCCAGTATTTTGTCCACTACAAGTTCATGCCCGGACTTGGGTTCTATGGGTTTGGGTTGGTGCATTTGCTGGGCAATCTGGCGAGATCATCGACCTCGGTCCTCCGACAGTTGATTGATGCGGGCACCCTCGTGAACATTCCTGCGGGCTTCAAGGCCAAGGGGATGCGCATTCAGGATGCGGAGAACCCGATCCAGCCGGGCGAGTGGCGGGATGTGGACGCTCCGGGCGGGGCGCTTCGCGACAACCTTATGCCGCTTCCGTATAAGGAGCCAAGTGCAACCCTCATGCAACTGCTAGGGTTCTGCGTGACAGCCGCCGAGAAGTTTATCGGGTCGGCGGACCTTGGAATGACAGACTCCAATCAGGAAATGCCGGTCGGCACGACCATCGCATTGCTGGAGCGTGGAAGCCGCGTTCTGAGCGCCGTGCATAAGCGCCTGCATTACGCGCAGAAGCAGGAATTAAAACTGCTGGCTCAGGTGTTTGCGGAGTATATGCCTCAGGAATACCCGTACACGGTTGAGAACGCGCAGCCGAACATCATGCAGCAGGACTTCGATCAGAAGGTCGATGTCATTCCTGTCAGCGATCCCAACATCTTCTCGATGACGCAGCGGATTGCCTTGGCGCAGCAGCAGCTTGAGCTGTCAAAGGCTGCGCCGCAGTTGCATAATACCTATGAGGCGTATCACCGGATGTACTCGGCGTTGGGTGTGAGGGATATCAACTTGATCCTCCCACCACCGCCCAAGCCCCAGCCTGAAGGACCGGCGATTGAGAATGCTCGGTCGATGACGATCCCGAACGGGGCGCTGCCGTTGAAGGCGTTTCCGGATCAGGATCATCTGGCGCATATTGATGCGCATGTGGCGTTCATCAAAACGCCGCTCATTCAAAACTCACCTCAGGTGTACGGGATCCTGTTGGCGCATGTGTTCGAGCATGTGTCTTTTGCTGCGATGAAACAGGTCGAGACTGCCTTGCGAGAACTGACGAAGCCTCAAATGGATCCCCGTAGTGGGCAGATGATGCAGCCTAACCCGCCTCCGCCCGAGATGATCCAGTCGAATGCTGCGAAGCTTGAGGCTGCGATGGTTAATCAGATCATGGCTGCGATTGCTCCGCCGCCTCCCGATGCTGCGACCAATCCTCTGCTTCAGGTCCAGAACAGGGACTTGGATATCAAGGAGAAGGCGCTTGAGTTGAAGATGGATGAGGCTGCGCATAAGCTTGATCTTGAGGAACGCCGTCTTCAGGTGAAGGAGGAGACGGACGCCGAGCGCCGTCAATCCAATGAGGACATTGCGCAGCTTCGTGCTAATGTATCCATCGAGCGGGCCAATCTTGCAAATAGGGCTGCTGCCGTAAGGAAGGGTCAGCAATGAACAGGAAGTTTGGCCTCTTGAGCCTTTCGGATCGCGTCCGCGCAGCGGGCCGTGGTCGGGATACCGTGCTGGCGCATATCACGCCAGAGGAGGCCGCTTTTCTGAAGGCGCGTGGCGGACGGGGGTCCATAAACCCCGTTACCGGCTTGCTTGAGTTTGATGAAGACGGTGGCTCTAGCAGCTCTAGCAGCTCTAGCAGCGGTGGGAGTGACCCCGGCCCAAGCAATTACTATGACCCCGGCCCAAGCAATTACTATGACCCCGGACCTTCATATTTCTATGACTATAGCACCCCGTCTTATGATTACGGGTACTCCACCCCATCCTATGACTATAGCACTCCGTCGTATGATTACGGCTATACGTCTCCGACGTATAGTTGGGACACGCTTGCCCCCATCGACTACTCGTACCTGAACCCCATCACGACTTCGATGCCGGACTATTCGACGCCGGACTACAGCTACGACTATAGCACCCCGTCGTATGATTACACTGCACCGACGATTGACTACACGACACCTACCTATGACTACACGCCTCCTGCGATTGACTATTCGACGCCGGACTATTCGACACCTACGTATGACTACACCCCTCCTGAGGTCTACACTCCCCCGGATGTCTACACTCCCCCGGATGTCTACACTCCCCCGGATGTCTACACCCCTCCGACAACAGAGCCTATCGTCACACCGACTCCGGAGCCGATTACTCCTGATCTGCCGTTCTTCGCCTACGCTGATCCGACCGCGAACCTTCGCTCTGACATCCTTGGCAACTTGAGCCCGGACGCTTTCTATCGTTCGCAGTTTGCTCCGGAGTTTGCCAACGAGATTTACTCGAACGTCAATCCCAACTTCTCTGTTGATGAGCAGGGGAACCCGGACGTTGCGACGGGGGATACGACGGACGGCATTAACACTGCCCCGCTGGCTGGTGACTTTGTGGATGCGCAGGGGAACCTCATCACGGATACCGTGGGTGGGTTGAGGCCCGGCGTTGATCTATCTGCGGAGGCCGAGGCTCCTGTTGGGGAAGAGAGCGGCTATGCCGCTTTGTACGACAAGAACTTGCCTGATCTTGGTGAGGATCGCTATGGCAACCGTCTTCCGGGCGTCGATCTCCGGGGTAAGCCGATTGAAGTCCGTCCTCCAATCTCAATGACAGAAGCTGAACGCAAGGCTGTCATCCAGACGATTGCTTCTGAGACCGACTACCGGAAGAAGGAAGGTGACCCAACCCTTGTTCAGGAAGCGATGGGCGTTGGTGGGGTGATCCGCAACCGCCTTGAGTCTGGGCGTTGGGGCGATACTGCTATCGACGTTGTGCAGGCTCCCCGACAGTTTTCCGGGTGGAATGCCAGTAACCAAGGCGATCCGAACAGGGATCCAACCCTTGTTCCTGAGAACAGCCCGAAATACAAGGCTGCTGAAGAAGCTTTCAATCAGGTTTTTGATCGAGGTATTGATATCACGGGCGGGGCAAGGAACTTCTATGCTCTACGAAGCATGGAGACTGGCGCTCCCCCGAGTTGGGCCAATAACCGGGATGCCGTGAACATTGGTCCTACGACCTTTGTATATGATGTCCCCGGTAGTGGCGGCGCTCGATCCTTTGCTGCGGGCGAAGCTCCAATGCCTCTTGCCCGCCCAAGCGATGCTGAGATATCTGCCTACAATACGCCTCCTGCCCTACCCACAATGATTACTGGTGTTGGAAACTCTGCATACAATCTTCCACGGGGCATAATGTCGTATGCCGAGCAGCCCACGCCTCCTGCTAATATCCCCGCGCAAACGGGTGAAACCCCTGACGCGAATGCCGTCACAAGTCCGTCTTGGATGGACCGAACAATCAAGGCTGCGCCGGGTGCTGCGATTGACCTTGGTCTCGGGGCCTTGGGCCTCCCATTCTATGGCCCGTTGGCTTTTGGGATGAAGTTGGCTGGGATGGAAACTCCCGGCTCGATGATTGGCAGCAACCTGACAGGTGGCTTTGCCAACTACCCCAAGAGCGCGACGGCCACTGAGTATGTCCCTCCTGTTGAGGCCCCTGCTGAAATCGGAACGCTCCCGAAGACGGCGGGGGGCACGCCTGTCATCTCGTATCCTGCGGAAGGACCTGTTCAGGTCCCCGGCCCATTTCCCGGCGAAACTTCTGCAACCACAACTGCACCATCCACTATCCCGTATGCCGCACCATTTGGAACTGGAACCTACGCTCTTCCGGGCGGATCGCAGGGCATGTCCTATAATGCGCCGGGATCGCCGGGCGCGGATATCGTCAGCGTGTTGGATGAACCGTCTGACGGAGCGCCTGTCGCCAAGGAATATCAGGTTCCGTTCGTTGCCCCTGAGAAGGCGTATGTTCTTCCCGAGGAGCTGGCGTTTGCTGGGAAACCCGAGACTGCCTCACCGTTGGATTATCAGCCCCCCGGCCAGAGCTATGAACTTCCCGGATATGTAGCGCGAATGGGTGAGCCGCAGCCCTACAGTCCCCCCTATCAGCCTATCAACAAGCAATATGCCCTTCCGGAAGAACTGGCTAATCTTGGTAAGCCTGCAACCCCGTCGCCCTTGGATTACAGCAACCCTCAAACGAAGTACGTTCTTCCGCCTTCGGTTGGTGGTGTCAGTCCTCCCGGACTGACAAGAGCCCCAACGGTTGAGCAACAGAGGATACCTGCTCCGGGTCCGATGGCGCTTCCTGCCTCTGGTGGGTATACGCCGTCCGGCGGGGGTATCTCTAGCCTCGGGGGTGGTGGCGGTGGTGGCGGAACCAATGTTTCGATTGGAGGCGGTGGCGGCGGTGGGGCTGCTAGGCCTCCCACTACTTCTGGGTCACTCAGTTCTGTCGCTGCAAGGAACTTTGAGTTTCAAGGCATCGCCGGTTCGAACCGTCAGTTTGGGTCTCCTGTTGTCCAGAATGGCCGCACTATTGACTTTGGTCAGCCCTCACGACAACTTGCGTATGACCTAAACTTGCCCGCCATCCAGCAAGCAGCTATCAACCCAAATAGCTACCGGAACTATCTGTCGCAATACAAACAACTCTTCGGCTAAGGAGAACACCAGTGGCAAACCTCACCCGCGCAATCAGCACCGCCAAGTATGGTCAGGCGGCTTCCCCCCGTGCGAAGCAGCAGGACGTTTCCATCGAGATGAATCAGGACATTGTTCGTCAGGGCATTGTTCCGAGGACTTATGCTGAAGGCGTGTCGATCCCCGCCGCCCCCAAGGGCGAACAGACTGCCCGTGGCTTTGGGGCGATGCTTCGTCCCCAGAAGTACACTGTCAGCTAAGGTGATCTGTCATGTCCACAACGGAAGAGAAACAGGAAAAGTTTGCCATTGAGATGGCGGCGAGCGCCTCTAAGGGCGCATTGGTCGAGAAAATTACCTTCGCTGGTATCCCGATCCTGTTCTCGTGCGTGGTCTATCTTATGAGTGCGCTGTCCTCGGCGAATAGTGAGATCATTCAACTGAAGTCCAAGATCGCCGTGGTCGTGAACGCTGATAACAAGGCCATCCCTCCGCAGGGGACGACCATTGATATGGCTCAGATCCGGGAACATCTATCTGACCAGATTGCCAAGGTAGAAAAGGAAAGCGCCTTGGCCCGTGCCGCCATGACCTTGGACCGTGAACGATCAATGTCGGCGGTCGAGAAGTCTCGCCTCGATATGGCGGCAGACGCTGCGCAGGCTAGATCCGCTATCCGCTTCGACATGATGAAGCTGGTTGCGGAACTCGACAAGCGGATCACCCTTATTGAAAAGGGGAAATAGGTGGACCCACTTACCCTCCTTGCTGCCGCGAAGGTATCCTTTGAAGCCCTCAAGGCTGGCATCGCCGTGGGCAAAGAGTTGCAGGGCATGGCAAAGGACCTTGGTTCTTTGTTTGACAGCATTGCTGCGATCACCCGTGTCGCGGCAGATCCAAAGGGAAGCCTGACTTCTGGTAAATCCGCCCAACAGGTTGCGATGGAGGCCTATGCCGCCAAGGCTGAAGCCGACTCGATGATGGAAGAGTTGAAGAACCATTTCATCGGCGAGTTTGGAATTGCTGCTTGGGATCAGGTTCTGTCACACACTACACAGATCAAGAAGGATATGAAGGCGGCGGCCCTTGAGGCCGAGAAGGAGCAGGAAGAGTTGATGCACAACATCATGGTTTGGGGTTCTGCCATCCTAACGGCTGTTCTTATCATCGCCATTATCATCCTCTTCCTCATCGGCGTCGTTCATCGTTAGGAGCTACACGTGGATCTCATCGCTAAGTTTGGACCTTTGCTTGGACAGATCGCGCCCTCCATCGCCACTGCGTTGGGGGGTCCTCTTGCGGGGGTCGCCGTCAAGACCCTGTCGAGCGCCCTGTTCGGGCACGAGGACGCATCAGAGGATCAGATTTCCGAGGCAATGGCGTCGGCATCCCCCGACCAACTTGCCGCTATCAAGAAGATCGACGCCGACTTCAAGGTTCAGATGAAGTCCTTGGACATCGACCTTGAACGCATTGCTGCCGGGGACCGTGATAGCGCCCGTCAGATGCAACGGGAGACGAAGGATTGGACCCCGAAGGCACTGGCTTTCTGCATTACGTTTGGGTTCTTTGGAGCGTTGGTTTGGATCCTTGTATTTGGAATTCCTAAGACGGGGACAGAAGTTCTTCTGATGATGCTGGGGTCTCTTAGCACCTCATGGACCGGCGTCGTGCAATTCTACTATGGGTCCAGCGCCGGATCGAAACAGAAGACAGACGCCCTGACCGGAAAGGATAAGTGAGATGAAAGAGAACTGGGACGCCTGCTTTGCCATGGTTTTGAAGCACGAAGGTGGTTTTGTGAACCATCCGAAGGATCCGGGCGGAATGACAAATCTGGGAGTTACCCGCACCAACTGGGAACTCTATCTGGATCACGACGTGACCGAGGCGGACATGCGGGCACTGACGCCCGAGATGGTCAAGCCCTTCTATAAGAAGAACTACTGGGACCGGATCAGGGGCGACGAGTTACCTTCTGGGGTGGACTATGCCGCTTATGATCTGGCCGTGAACTCCGGCACTGGACGGGCGGCAAAGTACCTTCAACAGATAGCTGGAGTAACGGTTGATGGGGTCATCGGACCGCAATCCATGAAGGCTATCCAGAAATGCGATGCCGAGGATACCGTGGATGAGATCTGCAACATGCGGATGGACTTCCTTAGGGGTCTCAACACTTTTGACACTTTTGGCAAGGGCTGGACGATCCGGGTCAACGACGTAAAGGCCAAGGCAACGGAGATGGCATGATGGCGAAGAAACCGATCTGGGACAAGTCTCGCCCATCAAAGCTTGGCGCTCCAAAGAAGCTGTCAGCCAAACAGAAGTCCTCCGCCAAGGCTTCGGCTAAAAAGGCTGGCCGTCCCTATCCAAACCTCGTCGATAATATGGCTGCGGCCAGAAGGGGGAAGTGATGGCTAAGTCACCCGCATGGCAGCGCAAAGAGGGGAAAAACCAGAATGGCGGTCTGAACGCCAAGGGCCGAGCTTCCTACAACAAGGCAAATCCCGGAAAACCGGGGTTGAAAGCCCCTCAGCCTGAGGGTGGCCCCCGCAAGGCAAGTTTCTGTGCCCGTATGACAGGCATGAAGAAGAAACTGACTAGCGCAAAGACCGCCAGCGATCCAAACTCCCGCATCAACAAATCCCTTAGAGCGTGGAAATGTTGAGGTGCTGACAGAAAATCAAGGAAACCAGAATGACAGATGTTTACATTATTGACAGATTGATTAAAGTAATCCGCGAGCGGCAGCAAACTGTCACTGAAGCGATCACA